GCCCCCACCTACAGAACAAGTTGCAGGGCTTCCTGAAGCACGAGCTGCGGCGCGGGCTAAGGGTAAAGAACCAAAAGGCTTTGGTCAATATCGTATTCCACTGCTTGGTGGTGTAAACTCTACAGAAGGTTCAGGATTAAACGCTAGGACTGGTGTGTAAATTATGAAATACGAGACCTGTCACGCACGATACGAGGCGATGAAGCGGAAGCGTGATCCGTTTCTACGACGGGCTCGTGAGTGTGCCGAACTAACAATCCCCCCTCTCTTACCGCCTGAAGGACACACAGAGTTCACTCTGCTTCCTGAGCCATATCAGGGACTAGGGGCACGAACCGTTGTCTCTCTGGCTTCACGGCTTATGGTGGCTATGTACCCGCCTGGTAAGCCTTCGTTCCGACTGAACATCCCATCAGAAGCTAAGATCAAATCTGGCGAGATGAACATCGACCCTGCCATTGAGCATGGTTTGGTTATGTCTGAGTCTCTAATCCAAAGTGAAATCGAACGTCGCGATTGGCGGTCGTCTACTAACCTTGCCCTTCAGTATCTAATCGTCACAGGCAACGCCCTTGAGTTCATGATGCCAGACAATTCGATCCGGCTGTTCCGACTGGATCAATACTGCATCAGCAGGGACATGATGGGTGCTGTTCGTGAGATCATCACTGAAGAACACATGTCTCCTGAAAGCTTGCCTGATGAGATCAAAGGGCTTGTGACTGCGGAAGATTACAGCGGTGATCGTGTGCCTGTCCTGACACACACTCAGCTACAGGACGACGGCACCTACTACGTTTACCAAGAGGTCAACAAAGAACGTGTGCCTAACAGTGAAGGCGAGTACGAGGTTCTACCCTACAACGCACTTCGTTGGACCTCAGTAATCGGTGAGGACTATGGGCGCGGTAAGATCGAAGAGCATCTACCGGATTTCCGAGCTATTGACGCATTGTCTAAAGCTCTGCTCGACGGCAGTGCGATGGCCTCTCGTAACGTCACGATGGTTCGTCCTAATGCTGCCGGTGGTCTGAACCTACGGCGTCGTATTGCGACAGCGAACAACGGTGAGATCATCGTCGGTAATCCTGAAGACGTTGTGATGCTTCAGTTCCAGAACACCAATGGTCTTCAGATCAGCGCTCAGGAACTAGATCGTCTGACGCGTGAGATCGGTGGGGCCTTTATGCTTGGGTCTGCTGCTACTCGTGACAGCGAACGGACTACGGCCTATGAGATCCAAAGGAACCAACAGGAACTAGAGGCCACCCTGGGCGGTGTGTACAGCCAGCTTAACCGGGCGATGCAACAGCGTCGTTTGGAACGGTTGATCGTACAGATGCAACAGAACGAACAGTTGCCTGTGTGGCCTAAAGGTCTAATTGAACCTACGATCCTTACGGGCCTTGAGGCTCTTGGTCGTGAGAGCGATGTGACCCGTGTGCAGACGGCGCTTCAGTTCCTTCAAGGACTGCCGCCTGAAGTTCTGGCGTATGTCAAATGGGACGAGTTGCTTTACAAGGTGTTCTATGGCCTAAGCCTGCCTGACTCTGTGAAGACACAACAAGAAGTTCAAGAAGAACAGCAGCAACAACAAATGATGCAGGCTCAGAACCAAGCTATGGCAGCTGGTGGACAAGAGCTTGCAACAGGAGCAGCGCAGGCTATGATGTCTCAGGCTCAGGCCCAACCCCCCACATAATAAGGCATTTCCAAAATGGCTGAAGAAGCACCAGAACCAGGATCAGATGAGTACAATCAGCTTATGGCTGAGAAATTCAAAAACCCTGGTGATGAGCCTGACGAAGATCTATTACCTCTCCAAGAAATGCCTGCTGATGGCATGGAGAAATACTATGATAACGATACAGGAACTTATAATTGGGAAGCACACGCGCGAGAGCTGCTCTTTAACGCGAACGGGCGACCAAAGACCCAAGAAGAAAAAACCGAAGATGCTGAAAAGGCCTCAGAAGAACCAAGCCCAGAAGCCGAAGAACAAGAAGTATCAAACATTCTTGTCAAGGCAGGCCTAGATACAGAGGAAATTGGGCAGAAGATTATCGACGATGGTGATCTATCTACTGAAGACTATGAGGCCCTTAAGAAAGTCGGCATCCCAGAGGAGCTTATTAAGTCCTATGTTCAATCGTATCGTTATCAGTTTGAAGCAGAACGTAAGGCTGCTTTGGAGTACCTTGGTGGTGAAGAGCAATGGGCTGAGACTATGCAATGGGCTCAACAAAACCTATCTGAAACAGAAGTTTCCGACTTTAACAACCTTCTATCTACGTCTTCGTGGCGTTTGGCAGCGGATGGTCTAAGGGCCAGGATGTCAGAAGCCACAGGCACACGACCAGCCACGCGAGAGCCTAACCTAGTACAAGGCACTCCTGCTGCAATCTCTGGATCTTCAGGATATCGAAGCAAGGCTGAGATGAAAGCAGACATGGCTTCTAAAGAATACGCTGCGTCACCCAGGTTCCGACAAGAGGTTGTACAAAAAATTCAATCAGCCACTTGGGACTTGGACAACTAAACTATCATTCTTCTGCCCTAACGACTAGCTGAGACCCCGATACGTCGGACAATCCCACGAAGTTAACAGAGCAACCCAACCCACTTTTACCTTCAATCTCATTAGGAGAAAATAAATGGCATTAGGTGATGCTTCCTCTCCAGTTCGCTTTGGTAAGGGTGCTTCGTCTCCAGTTGACAATCGGGAATTGTTCCTCAGTGTCTTTGGTGGCGAAGTGCTCACGGCCTTCGACAGCGCAACTGTTACTCTCGACAAGCACTTCATTAAGAATCTTTCTGGTGGTGCTAAATCCTATCGTTTCCCGAAGACTTGGAAGGCGTCGGCTGAATACCATGCGCCTGGTACTGAGTTGCTGGGCAACGATCTTTCGACTGGCGAACAGGTCATCACGGTTGACGACATCCTTGTATCGCACTACGCGATCTCTGATATCGACCGTATCCTGTCTCACTTTGACATGCGTTCCATCGTCTCTAACGAGATGGGCCGAGCGCTTGCTAAGGTGTTCGATCAGAACGTGTTCCGTCAGCTGATCTTGGCGTCCCGTACCGCAGCAGCGTCTCCGTTCCCCGGTGGCATTACTGTTACGGATGCTAACTTGGCTAACGACGCAACGCCTTCTGGTCTTGCGTGGATCGAAGCTATCCGTGAAGCGAACATTTCATTGTTTAACAACGATGTTCCAGAGGATATGCAGCGGTATTGTGCTGTTCCTGTCGAAATCTTCGACGCGATCAAGTACGCTGTTGACGGTAATGGTCAGTACCTTGTGCTGAACCGTGACTTCCAAGCAGACACCGCAGGCGGTATTGATTCCCGTGCCGAGATGATCAAGATCGACGGTGTGATGGTGGTTAAAAGCCGCAACATGCCGACGACTAACGAAACATCTACGGCTTCGGTGTTCAGTAAGTACCGTGCTAACTACTCGACGACGGTCGGTGTCATGTGGTGCCCACAGGCTATTGCTACTTGCAAGCTTATGGACATCAGCCTTGAGACCGAACGTGACGTTCGTCGTCTTGAAGACTTCTTGGTCTCCAAGCTCTTCGTTGGTCATGGTGTTCTGCGTCCAGAAATGGCCGTAGAGTTCAAGTCCGCTTAATCTGATTGAGGGGCTGCTTGTAGCAATACAGGTGGCCCCTTAGTTTTTCAGGAGGTACTATGGGTCTAAGCAAGATCGAAGCTGTTAACATTGTCCTAGAGTCTATCGGTGAAGCACCCGTTTCGTCTCTTACCTCTGGCCTTCCTGACGCTGAAGCAGCTGAAAGTAAACTCAATGAAGTTAACAAGTCCGTCCAAGCTCGTGGGTGGCACCAGAATATCGACTACAATCTTAAGCTAACGCCTAACAACAGCAGCCTTATTTATGTTCCAACGAACTATCTGCGAGTTGATACAACACGAGAAAGTCAGCACATTAATGTTACGGTGCGGAATTACAACAATCGTTTAGCTCTTTATGACATTAAGAAACAGACGTATATCTTTACTGAAAACCTATTTGTAGACGTTGTGTACCTTCTAGAGTTTGAAGATCTTAGCTTAGAACTAAGCACATACATTGCCTACCTAGCAGCTCGTAAGTTCCAAGAGTCCCAAATGCAATCTGTGGCTCTAGATAACTTTACGCGCCGTGCTGAACTTGAGGCCTACGCCGCCTTGTTGGACGCTGAGTCTGAGACAGACGACGCCAACATCCTGACGGACAGTGCTTACG